TGTTTTAAAGTTTGTTTTTAAAGAATTAAAATCCAAACTAGTTAATTGAATATTTGAATTTGCTCCGGCCATTATCTGGACCTCACTAATATTAGGTTAATTGCAGTAGGTGTTGTTTGGTTTCCAATAATTACATATAAAGAAACATTAAACGAATTACTATCAGGTGAAGCCGTAACATTCAACTGACTGATTTGTGCTCTAGGTTCATAGTTATTAATAACTCTGGCGATTTCATTTTGTATTAATATTGCTGTTACTTGAGTAACTGGCTCAAATAATAACTTATTTAAACTACTTCCAATGTCTGGTTGAAATAATCTTTCATACAAATTGGTTGATAAAAGATTACGAATAGAACGGATTACCGCCTGTTCATTGTATTTCCGTGCAACATCCTTAGTTCCAGGAACTTTGTTGAATGTTAAGTCTAAATCGGAGTATATGTAGTTATTGATTGCCATTCTTTATTTATTCTGATTATGGTCAACTATTATTTAGAGTAGGTGTGGTAGTCAATCCATTGCGTGAATCATAGTGACGGTGAGCATTAAAGATTGCACGGTCTTGAGCCATTGAGAATACTGGATCTTTAACAACATCACCATAAACTGTAACACCTTTAATTAATCCTGCTCCGCCAAGTAATCCGGCCAATCCATACATTGTTCCAAATGTGGCCAACTGTCCTTGAACCCAACCAGTAGTATGAATCGAACCAGGTACTGTGTTTAAAGGCACAGGAGAACCTGCTGTAATGTATCCAGGAGTAACAAAACCAAGTTTTGCATATGACTGCATACCAGCAGTAACATTATTGGTTGCAGAAATACTTAATGTAGATGTGATTCCTCCACGGACAGCCAAATCAGCATTAACGTATACATTTTGTGCAGACATGGTGATATCACTCTTTGACTGTAAATCCATGTCACCAGAAACGGTTACAGAAGATGTTCCATTAACATTTTGTACCAAGTTACCATTAATATTTTGTGTAGAATTACCGTTTACATTGAAAACACTATCACCATTAATTGTAACTACACAAGGACCTTCAATAGTAATATTACATTGACCTTTAATCTTTACATTTTTATTGCCTGCAACAATTTCATAACTATCACCATACAACTTGTGAACTTCAGTACCATTTGGCTGCATTTCTAAGAATGAACCTGAACGGTGTTGCATACGAACACGTTCTTTACCTGGTGTATCATCCATCTCAAATGAATGTCCACCTTTGGTTTGTGTTATATTATTATATGGATACTGAGGCGGATTGTCCGCATCGGTTACTATGGGTTCTGTCCAGGCGCTATTTGGCATAATTTACTTTAATTTGTTGGTGAAGTTGTTGTAACAACCACATCAGTAATAGTTTGAGGTGTTGCTTGAGAAACTGTTTGAGTAATTGTGCCAACTTGTTGTTGTGCATCACTAACGATTCCTGTAACTTGTTTTGTGGTATCAGTTACAACACTCTTAGCTTCTTTTATCGCATCTGTTAAACCTTTTGTTGCATCAGCCAAACAACTCTGTAATAATGTTTGTAATTGTGCAGGTAAAGATTGAATTTCTTTAATGAGTGCTTGCATATCAGCAATGTATTGTTGCACCGCTTTAATTTGGTCTTGAATAGGTTGTAATTGCTTTTGTATTGATTTAACTTTTGCTTTGACTGCCGCAATTTGTTGTTTAATATCTTCCACAGCAGGATTAGTAGATGTTCCAGCAAATAGTCCTTCAATTGAAGTTCTTAATTCTCCAACAAAAGTCATAACTTCTGCTTTTGCCGTTGCAATATCTTTATTTAAGCCAGAACAAATATCACAGTTATGTTCTCTGTTGTTGGCAGCCAACTGCTGCATTGTGTCTTTAACGACACCACGAGCCATAGAAGGTAAAGACGGTTCACCAGTTCGTTCGGTAATAACACCACTTGGTGGTGTAACTACTGACCCATCAGAGGCAACCGAATTATCGTATTCAGCCATTTTAGTGTTTTATTCCTGGCATCACGCCAAACATTACTGGAAATTGTCCTGATTCTCCATCCATAAAGAACCCTACCACCCAATCACCTTTACTCAAAGGAGTAAATGTTCTTGAATTATTAATAGAATGAACCGGATGAGCCCAAGGTAAATCAGTTGTTGGTAATTGACTGGTATTATCTGTGTGCCAGCCAAAGATACGAACTTGACAACGACCAAGAGCCAACTTATCAATTTCATTCTCAACAACACCAACCCACCAAATGAATTGGTTACCAATAAAACTATTTCTATCTATCATCATACTTGTTTACCATCCACCAAAGGTTGCAAAGAACTATCAAAAGAAGCCAACTGTTGTTGGTAACTATCTTTGCATAACTCTAATATTGTCATATAGGAGTTGTTTCTCAAAATATGTCTTGATGCAGTAATTAAGTATTTGCCTGATAACAAAGGGTCACTTTTTCTCATTGAATTGCCACCAGAAGTCAAGAAACTGGTTGATGGGTCATCTTTTAAATACTCAAAATCTACAACTCTACCTACTGTTAATAGTGGGTCACCAGCAACAGTTATTTTAATCTTAGTATAATTTGCCAAAGCAATCTGTGCCACTCTGTTGGGCATTGTTTTTTCAATAAAAATATCAGGTGCCACAGTATTTGGTGCTCCTGCTACGAATGGTTGTTTCTTTTGTTCAGAATTACCTGGTACCATTCTTAGTGTACCATGATTTAGTTCACCTGGAGGCGCATCATATATTGCTTTTTGCCATCTATTTTTTAAGTTATTGGTTACTGGACTGACGTTTATTTTTTTACCTTTAGTAAAATAAGTATCATAATTAAAATCTGTTACGGTACTTTTTCTTTGCACAGGATCCAAAGAAATTAAACGATTAGAAAAAGTTCCATTAGTAATTGCTTTTAATGTATCAAATAAATTTAAAACTTCAAAATCATATACGTTAGCCAATTGCTGGTCAATATTTTGCACCGAAACGTTTTTTGGTGCATAACTAAATGTTCTGTAAATTGGTTGAACATAAAGTTCTTGTAACGATTTAAACCAGTAACCATCAGCATTTTCAAAGAATAACATATCCGCACCTTCACCTGCATTAGGTAGTGGTAGAGCATATGTAGACAACCAATTAATAGTTTCAAATAATCTTTTATTTGGTAAAATAAAGTCATATGTGCCTTGTGTTTCACTAACATGAATCGTCTTAGTTTTACCTTGGCCAACCTTGACATAATCTTTTAAAATACTGGTAATAATTTCAGATATTTTTTTGCTTTTGTATGACTTTGATATTCTGTATTGTTCGGCTACCAAAAATTCTTCAGAACAAAAGTTTAATATGTATGATTCGTAATTATTGTTTTCTGCGGCAGTTCTATGTGAAACTTTATATATTCTATAATTTCTACTAATACCAAAAGAATCTTGTTCGGTTTTCTTTAATTGTATTTGAAGAAATTCATTACCACTCATTGAGAAGTTTGAAATTAATCCCAATGCATCAGAAAGTATTAATTGACCAGAAATTGTATTACCGTAAATATCTTCAAACAAACTCAATTCAACCAAAAATGGCATAAGATTAACTACACCAGCACCTTGCATTGAAGTTGCAAGGTTTAATAGTGATAGTTGGTACTCTGTTGGGTACCTTAAAACTTGTGTACCACTTATATTTGTTGTGGCCATATTATAAAGACATTAAGTATTTAAATTGATTTTCAATATCACCAACATAAGCAGAGTTGATTAATTTGATATTTCGCTTTGATTCATTTAAGTTATTTTCATAATCAAAAATAGAAACCGCCTCTTTACTTACACTATAAGAAACCAAAGCATTTTCACTAGGAAATGATGCACTTTTGGAACTTGGCACCGTTGCATTATATGTATCCCCATCAACAATAATGTTTTTGATTACTTTGGTTTGAACCGAATCATCATATGTGGTAATTATTTTTTCATAATGGTGAATTGTTGATTGAGTATAAGAAAGAACATTTGCACCATTGGCAGCTGCCTCATATTTGTCTATAAGGTATGTTGTAAACTGGCGAGTATCTAATGGCCAATTCCATGAAGGATCCATCATTTCATTTGCGACCAATACGACCCAATAACGATACGGATCACCATAATATTTGTAAGCAATAATTTCTGGTGTATCCCCTTCTTGAATTGAATAGGCATAAAAAATTAATGGATTTTGAGCCAACTGAGGAATCAGTTTACTTCTTAATGTTAAATTTTTTAACTGTAATGCATTGCCTTTTGCATCAAATGTGGTAGCAAAAGGTATGGTGTCAAAATATTTCATTTTTAGTATGTAACTCCTGGTTGAGGACCAACACCTGATAATGATGGTAAAGCATTTGGATTACTTGTTGTTGAAGAACCTGTTGTAGATTTATAATTTTTGTTAATTGTAGGATTTTTAACATCATCTTTAGTAAAGATACGCATTTCTTTAAATGATAATGTTAAACGAGTTTGAACTCCATAACCATCATTATATGCTGCCCAACCGTTTGGTGCATAATCAACAGAAACACTTTCTAAAACGCAATCGTTAATTGACATTATTTTTGCATCTGCACCACCATTAATTGTTTCATATGGGTTGGTGCTGGTCAAGAAACCTAAACCTGCATTGGTTAATGCATTTTGAAAGACATTTGCAACCGAACTAACAATACCATTACCACCTAAGAATTTAAATTGAATTCCAAAAATTTGTGGAGGTGTTAAATATTGACCTGGTTCGCCACCTGAAGCGCCTGCTAATCCAGGTAAAGAGAAGAATGTAAAAGTATCACAAATAGTTTTTACTGTGTCCGCTTCTGCTGAACTTTTTGGAGTAAAAAGAAACTCAAGATTAAATGTTCTTAGACCTACACCTTTAAACAATAATTGTGTTTGTGGGTTGGTATATTGACCAGCTGCTTGTTGAATGACTGCACCCAATTCACCACCACCTAAGGCGGCACCTGCAACTTTAGCAGCAGCTGCTTTACCGTAATCAGACTTTAAGAATGTATTTGCAAAATCTGCCACAGATTTCATTCCACCAGCTTTTGCAAAATCTCCGTAGGCATTTCCTAAAAGACCTTTATAACCCAATAAATCTGTCATACTAACATCACTATAATTAGCAGTATGTTGTGCAACCAAAGTATCTGGCATATACAAACAAATATTTCCAAGTGCTGGAGCTTTTTTATTTGCAGTTCTGGTATAAGTTTTTGCTTGAATTGCATTAATTACAGAAGGTTTATCTCCATTTAATGCAGCAGATATATTACTTTGAATTCCAGCACTTACTGCTTGGCTGGCTGAATTGATTGCTTGACCTAAATTTGTAGTGCCTGACGCTACATTATTAATTGCAGAAGATAAAGCACTAGTTGCTTGGTTTAATCCATCACTAAAACCTGATTGGTAATCATATACACTAAAAATAACTGCATGACCCATAGTAGGATTTGTAGCTAAATCCGCAGGAAAAGTAAGATTTGTTGAAGCTGTTGTTTGAAACAGAGATGATAATGGTCCCTGTAATTGGGCTAGTGGAATATTAACTCCACCTATATTTGTTGGAATGACTGACAGACCCATGGTTTTCTCTTTTTGGATTGAATATACATATTTATATGGCTTACAAAGGACAATTCATACCAAAATACCCAAAAAAGTATATTGGTGACCCAAATAATATCATCTATCGTTCCTCATGGGAATGTAAGTTGATGTCATGGCTCGACCAGAATCCATCGATTATCTCTTGGGCTTCAGAAGAATTAACCATTCCATACATCTCTCCAATAGATAATCGCAGACACCGATACTTTCCAGACTTCATTGTAAAAATGAGAACCAAAGACGGAACACTCAAAACAATGATGTTAGAAGTTAAACCAAAAAAACAAACAATACAGCCAGAAGTTCGTAAAAGAATTACAAAACAGTATTTAACCGAGGTTCAAACATGGGGTGTCAATCAGGCCAAATGGAAAGCAGCAACAGAATATTGTCTTGACCGTGGTTGGGAGTTTAAACTTATTACGGAAGACCATCTAGGACTCTAACTAAATACTCAAATGGCATCTAAACTTACACAACTCGCAGCTCAAAAGTCCGCAAGAGAACTTCAAACCATGTCCAGAGAATCTTTGGACTGGTTAATGAGAAAAATATCCACGATTAGAGGTCAAGGTAGTATTGCGGATAGTATAGAGGCGGAAAAGAGTAGACACGTTAACCACTTTATGGAAGGTGGTTTATACTGTTATTATTATGACCCAAAGACCAAAGATAAGTTACCATATTATGATATCTTCCCACTTACTTTGGTATTGGAAAGATATAACGATGGTTTTTTAGGTTTAAACCTGCATTATTTGCCACTCCGATACAGATTGGCATTTTTATCCAAACTGATGGATTTCGCCACCTACGATGAGAGAAACAACATACAAAGGTTGCGTGTCACTTATGACATTTTGAAGGCCTCCAAGTCGCTTGTAGAGTTTAAACCATGCATTAAAAGATACTTGACCAGTCAGATTAGGTCAAAAATACTTGCCATTCAGCCAAAT